AAAGACAGCCCGTTAAAAAATATGGTGGCCGCTGGGCCGCGACGGCCTGCCGGTCGACGGGACGGGGGCAGAAATCGATCTGGCCGTGTTGCAGTCCTTGCAGGCGAACCGCTACAGCGTGCCGATGTGGTATCACGATTATGACGGCATTTACTGGGCTGACGGTCGCACCCTGGACGTTGAAGGCGGTGATTATCAGGTGATTGAAAACGTGCGCGTGGTTGATAAAGCCTCCCGCCGCGTCCGTCTGCGTGCAATCCCCAAAATTGCCGATCGTTCATTGAACAGCACACCGGGCAGCATCGCCGCGCATGAAACCTATTTCGGTAAGCCGCTGCGCGAAATGGCGATTTCAACCCAGATCAATGGCGTCGAATTTCCGGGCGAAGTGAAGCCACCAAAGGACGGTGATATCACCATCACCTGGACCAGTAGCGAAGCGGTACAGATTTACCTTGTGGTTCGACCGTATGAGAGCGCGAAAGAAATCGGCGTCAGCATCGAACTGGACACCTCACTGGAGAGCTAATCAATGACTGAACGTATCAGCGGCGGATCGTTCGATGTGAACTACGACAGCATCATGATTCACGTCGAAAACGCCACCGTCACCATTACGGACAACAGCGCCGTTGCGCAGTCGCGTGGCATCCCTAACGGCCACACGAAAGGGTCCGTTTCGGCGGATGTAGAAGTCGAAGTCGATTCCCAGAACTTTAAAAAGTTTACCGCCGTGGCCCGTTCGTCAGGTTCCTGGCGAGCCATTCCGGCAAAGGACTTTTTGTTCTACGCCAACGCCGGGGACGACGAAGAAAAAATCGAGGTGTTTGGCTGCGTTCCTACGCTGTCTGACATCGTCAACATCAACCCCAACGAGGCCAGCAAAACCACGAAGAAAATTAAATTCATGGTGACAAGCCCGGACTTTGTCGCGATTGACGGCGTGCCGTACCTGTCAGCCCGTGACACTCGCGATCTGAAAGGCTGACACGATGATGAACGGAGAAACGTCACTGCTTGAAAAGCTGTTGCTTATCGGGGCCGTGATCGGTCTGGGGCAACTAATGGTCAGCAATGAGCGAATTACAACCCGTCTGCTGGTCGGGCGGATGATTCTGGGATCTGCGGTCGCACCGCTGGCCGCAATCCCGCTGCTGAAATTCCCCGATATGCCGGAACTGGTCGTCATTGGGCTGGCCTGCGCCCTGGGCATTCTGGGAAGTGCGTTTATTGAGGCGGGGTTAAAGCGCTGCCTGGACATGTATATCAAGCGATGGGGGAGCAAGCGCAATGAAACTGAGTGAAAAACAGCAACTTTTCACGGTGATGATCGCCAACCTGATTCATTTTGCCGAAGAAAAGGGCTATCGCCTGACGTTTGGCGAAGCGTACCGCACGCCGGAACAGGCCGCGCTTAACGCAAAAAAAGGGAGCGGCATTGCTAACAGCCTGCATACCCAGCGCCTGGCAGTGGATTTTAACCTGTTTGTTAATGGTGAATACCAGACCGACAGCGCCGCATATCGCCCCCTGGGCGAATACTGGGAATCCATCGGCGGATCGTGGGGTGGCCGGTTCAGTAAGCCGGACGGCAACCATTTCAGTCTTGAGCATAACGGGGTTCGCTGATGCGCAATTTGCTGGGTCTTTTGCTGATTCTGGCCGCTGCAATGTCAGCGGGCTGGCAGGCGCATGACTGGCACGACGCAAAGCTGAAACTCGCTGCCAGTGAAGCGGCAGAACAAACGCGCCAGATTGTTGTTGAGGTGACGCAGCAGTCTGGTGAAGCGCTGGAAGCAAAACTCGCGGAGCTGAGGGCCAATGAAATTCACACGGAACGGGTTATCCGCACGGAAACCATTAAGCCGGTTTTTAGCAACGTTTGCGCTTCTGATGATTACGTCCGGTTGTTCAACGAAAGTGCAGATCAAGCCGAACGAAAATTATCAGGAAAACCAGCTGACACTTTGCCCGGTCACGCTGCCACGTCTGGCCGGACCGACCGGAAATGACTTTGACGCGGCGCTGAAAGCCTACCGGCTGATGTATACCGACTGCGCCGCCCGACATAACGCCCTAGTGGGCAACATTCGACAACGTAAGGAATTAGCACAATGAGTAAACCGAAAAAAATCGCCATGACCGTGGCGGGCGTAAATCTGAGCTTTGAGCCGAATAAAACCGCGTTTAACAACCTGCTTAACGAAATGACCATGACCAATAAGGTTGCCCCTATGGTGACGTATCTGGGCCGCATTGTTGATGCCGAGTGTAAAGAGTCGCTCAACAAGCTGATGGAAGATTATCCGGGTTGCGAAATGCAGATCGTCGAGAAGGTTAACGAGATTTACTCCCCAAAACTTGAGATCGAAGTAAAAAACTGACGGCGCGGGTGGCGGCCATTCGCAAGAATGCGCTTGAGCAATACCTTGCCCTGCGCCGCTACTACCTCCCGCACGAAGCCGACGACGAAGAAAGCATCGCCCGCGCCCTGTGGCTGGACGAATATTTCGCCCAGACCCGCGCCAGCAAGACGGCGGAAGGGATAGCCATCGCATTTAACGGAAACTGATATGAGCCACCTGGATTTTACCCTGAGCCTGATCGATAAGCTGACGCGGCCATTAAAGACGGCCCAGTCTTCGTTGTCCGGCTTTGCTGAAAAATCGCAGGCGTCTTTTACAAAAATCGGGATCGGTGCGGCGGCTGTCTGGGGCGTGGCGCAGTCCATCGCGGGCGTGGTGGGTCCGGCGTATGAGATGAACGCCGCACTTGCAGAAGTGGGTTCCAAAGGCGTGGCAGAGGATGCGCTGAAACGTCTGTCCGGCGAAGCCATGCGATTCAGTATGCGCTACGGCAAAGGGGCCGTTGATGTGGTCCGGTCAAGTTACGCGATGAAAGGCGCAATGGCGGGCCTGTCCGATATGGACCTGCCCCGCGTCACCATCGCGGCCAATACCCTGGCGGCAGGCGTCAAGGCCAGCGGCGAAGAGGCGGGCGAATATATCGGCGCGATGGCGTCACGTTTCAACGCGGAGTTGTCCAGTCTGGGCCATGTGCGTTTTGCTGAAGAACTGGCAGGAAAAACGGCGTACATGGTGCAAAACTTCGGCGTGAAAATGCAGACCATGCAGGAGCTTATCGAGGGGACGAAAAGCGCCGGTGCTGACTTTGGCGTCAGCCTGGATGAACAGTTCGCCGTCCTGGGTACGCTTTCGCGCACGCTGGGTACTGAGGCCAGCGGGATCTACGAGCAGTTTTTACGCAGCGCCCCGGCTGCCGCTGAAAAGCTGGGTATGAGCTTTGTCGATGCCACCGGCAAAATGCTGCCGATGGGCGACATTCTGCAAAAACTCCAGAGCAAATACGGCCAGAGCATTGAAGGGAACGTCAAGGCACAGCAGGCGCTGGACGCCGCGTTCGGTGGCGGTGCTGACGTTATCAAAAAGCTTTACGGCCAGCAGGATAAATTAAATCGCAGCATCACCGAGCTGGGCCGAAATGACGGGATGAAACGCGCCCAGGAAATGGCCGAACGAATGGCCGAGCCGTGGGAGCGTATCAAAGCGACATTCTTTGCCATTCGCGTGGCGATTGGTAACACGCTGATCCCTATCCTGTCACCGCTGATGAACCGTATTGCTGACGTGGGGACAAAATTTGCCCGCTGGCTGGATATGTTCCCGAATATTGCCCGCTGGTTGGGTTACATCACCCTGGGCGTGTTGTCTTTCGGCCTGGCCGGAGCGGCGGTCAATATCGTGATGGGGGTCTTTGGCTTCACCATGACGGGGCTGGTCGCAATCGCAAAAGTGCTGGGCGGTGCATGGAAACTCCTGTTATGGACGCTCAACCTGTTGCGTCCGTCCCTGCTGACGACGCGCATCGGTCTGGCCGCATTGTGGATCCAGTCAAAATTACTGGCGTTGTGGACGGGCGTCTGCCGTATCGCGCTTGCGGCATGGAATATCGCGCTAAAAGCCGGGGCCATTGCCATGCGGGTTTACGGTGCGGCGACCATGTTTGCCGGGGCTGCAATGCAACTCCTGACCAGTCCGATCACCCTGATTATTGCCGCGCTGGCACTTCTGGCCGTGGGGGTCTGGTACGTCGTCACCCACTGGGAAGAACTGGCGGCAGCGGTCATGAATACGGCGGCTTTTGCCTGGGTGATGTCAGTCGCGGAACAGGTAGGCCAGGTGTTTGCGCAGGTCTGGCAATCCATCACTGACGGCTGGGCCGTGGTGGTTGATTTCTTTGCCGGTCTTTCCCCGCTTGCCACCTTTGAAGGGGTCGCACAGACCATCGGCGGGGTATTCAGCAAACTTTTCGAGGTCCTCAAAAATACCTTTGCATCTACCTATAACTGGATTGTTGAGAAGTTAAACAAGATCCCCGGCGTCAACATCGACCTGAAAACCGTTTCGCCACCGGCAGCGGCTGCCGTTCCGGCAAACGCGGTCATTCCTGACAGTGCTGCAGGTTCGTCGAAGCTGAACAGCCCGTCCTTACTGACGGGGAACCGAATTAATGCAGACATCCCACGCGGCGGCCTGATGAGTCAGGTTAAAACCGACAGCAAAACCGCCATTGATAACCGTAAATCGTGGGGCGATACCTACATCAATGCCCCCAATGGGATCACCCCAGGCCAGTTAGAAGAATTTCTGGAGCTTAACGCAGGATGAGTACCGAACCGTTATACATCGACCTTTTGATCACTGACGGCGATTTCACGCTGGACAGCGGCAACGAGCCGCGCCGTTGCGATAACCGCGACAGCATCACCCAGGACATTATTCACAGCATTCTGGAAAGCGGTATCACCACCCGCCTGATCGGTGAACGTAGCCCGACAATGCGCGGTGACGTGCTGACGCAGCTGTCCTTACTGGTAGAAAGCGACGAACGTCTGGTTCCCGGCACCATAGTGATCACTGAAGAAACCCTTTCGCGATTGTATGTCACGGCGGAAACCTACGATTTTGGCCCTGTCGGTACAGAGGTTAACTATGACTGAGAAACCCGACGTTGATTTTGAAAAAGTGCTGAATGACAGCGGGATGCCCGCGACAGAGGCCGAAATTACGGCGGCATTTAAAGCCACCGTGCAGGCGGAAGGGTTTGTCACAAACACGTCGAGAATGTCACCTTTCTGGCGGCTGATTTCGAAGATTGTCACCACGCCGGTGTTATGGCTGCGTGCGGCGCTGATCGATGTGGTCCTGCGCAATATGTTTGTTGCGACGGCCAACGGTCCCATGCTGCGCCTGCTGGCCTGGGCGGTCCATATTGTGCCTAAACCGGCCAGCGCTGCCGCCATATTGTGCCTAAACCGGCCAGCGCTGCCGCTGCCGCTGGCGTGCTGCGGTTCTACAAGCTGAACGCGGCGGATGTGGTCGTCGTGCCTGCCGGAACACTGGTGCAAACCGAGCGTATTAACGGCGTGGTTTACGTGCTGGCCGTGAATGAAGACGTGACGCTGCCTGCCGGGGTTGAAAGCGGGCTGGTTCCCGTCACGGCGACCGGCACCGGCAGCGGCTATAACCTTGCGCCTGGCTATTACCGGATCTTACCTGTTGCGGTGGCCGGGATCGCCAGCGCGGTCAATGAGGACGAATGGCTGATTACGCCAGGGGCTAACGAAGAAAGCGACGACGAGCTGCGCGACCGCACCCGCAACCAGTTTAATCTGGTAGGTAATTACCATTCTGACGCTATCTACCGCAGCATGATTGCCAGTGTTCTGGGCCTGAGCGTTGATCGCATTTACTTTTTGCACGATGCCCCGCGTGGGCCAGGTACGGCAAATGCTTACCTGTTGCTGGACAGCGGCGAAATATCACAGCCCTTTATTGATGCGGTTAACGACTATGTGAATACCCAGGGCCACCACGGACACGGTGATGATCTACAGTGTTATGCCATGCCGGAAACCAGCCACACCCTGGCGGTGACGGTCTACGTCAAAAGCGTGGAAAATATGGAAGCGGAAGACCTGAGCGCGTTAAAAACCGGTATTACCGACCTGATTCGTTGCGCGTTTCGCGAGAACGCCAATTACGACGTTAAAAAGACGCAGCCCTATTCGCGCTATTCCTTTTCGAATCTGGGCCGCGAGATCCACAAGGCTTTTCCGGTTGTCGACTCACTGCATTTTTCACTGACGGATATTGTCAGCGAACTGTCGGTCCCGCGCCTGTCAGGGTTAACGGTGGAGATTGAAAATGACTGAGTTTTCGAAGTTGCTTGCCGGTCTGAAATTGCCGTCGTGGCTGAACAAAGGCGACCCCGCAAGGCTGCTGCGGGCCTGCGTGAAGTTCTGGTCGCAGGTGTACGGCTGGGTAACCTGGCCGTTAAAGCAATTTGACCCGCTGGTCTGCCCCGAACCGCTGTTAAACCTGATTGCCTGGGAACGCGACATCGTTCGGTTTAAGGGGGAGCCGCTCGACATCTTCCGCAAACGGGTGAATTACGCATTTATCAATGCGCAGCAGGCCGGAGAGGTGGCGGGATTTATTGCCATTTTTGAGCGACTGGGGATTGGTTACGTTGAATTACTGGAGCGGCAGGACGGACTCGACTGGGACGTGATTGTTGTTCGTGTGACAAACAGCCAGATTGCGGAAAATGGAGATCTCCTGCTGGAAATCATCCGCAAATACGGGCGCACATGCCGCCGTTACCAGTTTGAAGTGATCGCCACCCTGCCGCTGAATATCAATATTGGCTGGTATCAGGGGGAATATATTTGCTGGCCTGCCACCCTGGGCGATGTGAATAACCAGTCCGAAGCAACGTACAGCGCAAGTTTGAAGTAGAGGAAAGACCTATGTCACAGGCCGTTATTACAAAAGTATTTTCAGAATGGAAAGCCCAGCAGGCAATTAATAATCAGCCCGTCACGCTGGATGAATTTATTTTCGCGTATATTCCGGGGCTGGATGCTGATAAGCCGATTGATAATACCGAGACAACGCCCGCAGCGGATAAAATTGTTTATCGTCAGGCAGTGAGCAAATCCGGCGTTGTGAATGAAAATTCTGTCGTTTATTCCGTCACCCTGGGGGCGGATGTGGGCGATTTTGATTTCAACTGGATCGGACTGGCAAATAAAGCCACCGATACACTTGCGATGATTATTCACGCCCCGACCCAGCGTAAAATCAAAAATGCGAACGGCCAGCAGGGAAACGTTCTGGTCCGTTCCATGTTGATGGAATACAGCGGAGCCAGGGAAGCAACGGAAATTACCACCCCGGCAGAAACATGGCAGATTGATTTTACTGCCCGTCTGGCAGCAATGGACGAGCGCCAGCGCCTGGAAAATATCGACATCTTCGGGGCGGCGGCGTTTTTTGGTGACGGTTATCTGGTCGGGAAAAACGGGAATCAGTTTTATGTGACCAAAGGTACCGGTTATGTGGCAGGGCTGCGCACAACGCTTGCAGAAAACCTGAATATTACCGTGACAACCAGGCCGGTCAAAGTCTGGCTGGATGTATGCTGGACAGGAACGCTTACCAGCGTGTGGGGCGTGCAGTCCCGTATTACGGTTGCTGACAACCTGGCGGATTATGTGCAGAACGGCCTACAGCATTATGTGTTTGCAGTGGCGGGTATTGATGAAAACGGCAATATTACGGATTTACGCCCGAAAGGGACGCTGAATGAGCAGCAGGCCAGCGATGCCCTGAGAAAACATGAGCAATCCCGTAATCATCCGGACGCCACAACCCGCGAAAAAGGGTTTGTGCAGTTAAGCAGTGATACGAACAGCGAGTCGGAATCACTGGCCGCAACGCCGAAAGCGGTTAAAGCGGCTATGGATAATGCGAACGGGCGTGTCCCGTCAGGCCGTAAGGTCAATGGGCATCCATTATTCGGGGATATCACCCTGTGGGCGTCAGATGTGAAGGCTATTTCCGCCGATGCCATTGGACAGATTACCGATAACGGCACGATGGCATCAGCTAATACTCCAGGATGGTGGCGGGTGGCGGTGTCGAATTCTGATACAGTCGCTGATTTTCCGACCTGGCCGGATGGCAGAAAGCTGTACAGCTACGGATATATGTTTGTTGAGAAAATCGGGGAAG